GCAATGCGCTCATCCTTGATTTTAATTTGAGACTGAAGGAATTCCTGTGTTGTGTTTGGTATTACTGTTACTGATGTTTCTGTTTGGTCCATGGGGGCCCTCTTTCTGTTTGTTGGTTAATTCAATTGTACAGGTGCCCAAGGATATTTGTCAAGGGCCCTTGCGGGGAGCAGTTTTGATACATACTCAGGTAGTTACACTTCTTGCAGTTGGTGTGAACTGGCTCTATAGTATTTATATGATCGCCCTAATCAGCCTGGCGAAGTCTAATTACTTTGCGTACTGGTATGTATACGATAGGTGCTGGCTCTTATACTTAGCCAATTCGTTGGCGGTAGTTACGATAGCATGAGCCTTGATAGCAGTCTTATCTGTAAACTGGAGAATAGTCTTCTTGCCTTGTGTGATAGTGAAATTATACATTTTAAATCCTTTTCGTTGAGTGGGGGTGGGTGAGCAGTTTATCAACATACTCAGGTTGTTGGTTTAATTAGAGATACTGAGCAACCGCATTATAGGTGCTAGTATTTACAGTTTCCTCATCTGTCATTTTAAGAATACGGATTGCGTTTTCCAATTCCTTCTTTGACTCACGATAAGTGTGATGACCGATTTGCTCGAACTCACGCTCAGGCTCGGCAGGGAAAGTGCCTTCCTTAGTAACAATGTCGAAATCAACATTGAGAGTGTTGTTCCAATTACGATAGTTGGTGCGTAGGTTTTCAGCCTTTGAGAAGTTAGCAATAGCCCACTTTCCAATTTCCTTTTTCCATGCTTCGTGTGACTTCTGATACTTTGCTTCGTTTGCTTCTTGTGTTGAGAAGTCTTTTTCTAACTTAGAAAGTGCGCTTTCTAGTGCCTTGATTACCTTTGGTGTTGCGATTTTAACTGAGATTGCTTTTGCTCTAGCCATTTGTTTCTCTTTTCTTTTGTGGGGTATTAGTTGGGGGTGTTGAGTAGTTTTAATTCATACTCAGGAATAAACTATTTACTTACTTAGCCGTCCAAGTTGTATAACGAGTTGCGCCATTTACATCTAACTTTACACGAACATTTCCATTAGCCTGTGGTGTAATCTCTGTGATTACTCCGCTGACCTTTGACTTCTGTGTCGTGAAAGTATCTCCGACTTTGTAAGTTGCTGTTGCTACTGCCATTTTGTTTCTCTTTTCTGTTTAGGGGTTGTTATTTGGTTATACCTAAGTATAACATTTTGGGGATAAAAATGTCAAATCCATTTCGACATTTCTCACATTGTGAGATTATTTGCTTGTCTTGACCATAGCAAGGCGTTGTGCGCCATTTGCCAAGATTAGACTAACTCTGGTAACCTTATTAGACATTGGTGTAAAACCTGCGATACGACCTGTAACGCCTGTCTTGCTGGTTGTAAATAAATCACCAATTTGGTAAGTGTATCCGTGAAGTGTCATTGGGTCTTGCCTTTCTGTTGTGGGGGTTAATTGCTTATAGTATAATTCTAGCAGAAAAATGTCAGAAATGCCAATCAAGGGAGGGTTTTGGGGTGTGTCCTTAATCACATCTTAAAGGCGTGTCGCAACTTGACAAACCAAAAGTTTTGCCCACGTGGATCCTTGCAATTTTTATTGGTGAAAAAATAAAAGTATTAACAACCAAAATAAAAATATTAATTGCAAGGAATTCATTTATCTCATTTCTTAGTCGCAGAAAAAATTATGTCACTCTTAGAGTATACACACAATGAGCAAGAAACGCAAGCGGAGCCAGCGGATGAGATAAGTGGAATTTGTTTATTATTCTCAGGACACTTAGCAGCAGGCTTACCAATCATTTCTTTTACATCGGCTTGACCGATAGCAAAATTCTTAGCAAGGTATGCCATGCGAACACCGCTATTAATTTTTAGATCAACGGCAGTTTTAACATTCTCACTATCAGCAGAAAAGTAAAGTGATAGGTTTTCAATGTCTTTAAGGATTAGAGCAGCAGACTTAACACGAGTGTATACCCAGAATTGAATATCAGGATTAAGTTTGATTACATCGGACCAGGCAGTGGCATAAGTATCGTTAAAGAAATCTCCGTCCCAGTGAATGCGAAATAGCATAGGTGCGTCTTTCTTTATACAATCAGCCTTGAAATCAGCAATCATCTCAGCAATGAGATTAAGCATAGTTAAATAGTCTGCGTCTTTTAGCAGGGCCCAATTGTGTAATAGGTTAACCTTTACGGTTGGGAATACCTTTTCGAGTTTTCCTGCGTAGCATACGCTTTCACATACACTAGTGGCACCAGGGCACGAGAAAGCCTTTCCAGCAGGTAGGCCAAAGGTATTTGCGATACTTGCTTGTTTTCCATTAGAGGTGACGGCATTAGCGACCTTTCTGTCTTTAGATCTTTTTAGTTTAAGTGTATTAGTAGTCAAGGCCTAGACTCATTTCTAGAGCAATGTCTTCATTGTAGTGTGCGGACATTTCTTCTAGCAAGCAATGAGTACATTTTTCCTCATATGCGTCAACGGCATTTTCTTTACATTCAGGGCAGGTTGTTGCGTAGTATTCATCATAAAATTCATCTGCGATATTTCCCATGGGGCTATTCTCCTTTTTGTTGTTTATCTAATTGTAGCATTTCTGACTGACATTTTCTACCCTTGCGAGTATATTTCTTTTTAGAGGGTACGGCAGAGGCAGCGTTGCTACGGCGTAATTCCATAAGCCTGCGTAATTCCTCTGGATTTTTCTTCATAAATTAATCTTAGCATACATGGGGAAAAAATGTCAAATCTTAAACTGTGACAAATCTCACAGGGCGGGACGTGTAGCACGTGGCATTTTTGTGCGGGGAAGCACACAAAAATACTTTAACTATTCTTCATCTTCAATAAAAACATAAAACGGAATTGTATCAGTATAACTATACAAGATAACTTCTTTTTCACCAAATTCGTTTTGAGTTTCTACTGAATAGTTATCTCCTGTTGAATCACTTTCTAAATAAATAACTTCAACAATGTCATCACCAACTTTAATTAAATCGCCAATCATCAATTGGCTTGGTGTTAGATCATCAGCGTGAATTAGTTCCATAGCAATCATTGTATCAGACAATTTATTCCTCATCTTCATAGTTATCTACTGGGTCAATGAACCATGATAAGTGGTGTTGGTCTACAATAGCATGGGCAGGGGCATGACTCATACCCTTATAGAATACGCCTTCAGGCATAGCAATAAATCGGTCATAGTCCTCATCATAGTATGCGTCAATAGCATCTATGCAAGGTTGCACCATGCTTAGTGGTACTGGTGGATAGTGATTACCCTGTAAGTGATACGCTAACTGCGTTTCTAAATCTAATACGCTATCTGCTAATCCAATTGCTGTTACGCTTCCCATTATTATTTCTCCTCAATTTCTGCGACATAGGTTTCTAAATCTTCGGTTTTCCAATCAAACCAACGGACGGCATCTTCTTCGTTATCTGCCTCGATAGTTATGAAAGTAGTAAATTCGTATAGTGGCATTATGCTTTTACCTGTACCCTTCCGTCACGATAAAATACTTTGGTGTAACACTTTCCTGTTGGAGTGTAAAGATTAACTGTTGAGTATTCGTTAGCAAGTCCCCAATCAGTAAATCGAAAAAAACTTTCCCATGCGCCAAATTCATTTTCATAGCGTTGTTCCCAATGAGGTTGTGCCTCTGAGTCATACTGGCAAGTGATTAAGTATTCATAGTCCATTATTCTGCCTCTTTCGTTGTAAATAGTGCGCCTTCATTAAGTAAGCCTAACTCTAAATTAAACAATTCATCGCTATTAGCCTGAGACAAGTCTATCCAACCTGCGCCCTCGTTGTCAATTCTAAAAATTTCAATGTATCCCATTAGTGTTGTTCCTCGCAATTCTGTGTATAGTCAAACTCGTGGTAATAGCAACCCATAGCCTCGCCGTGGGCTTTACAAGTGTATTTAAATTGTGACTCATCACAACAAAATCTCATCTCATCTTTAATTAAATAAAACTCGTTTTCGTCAATGTATTCTTTTAGCATTAGTCATTTATCCTTACTGCGAGAATACGATAAGTATCTTTTAGATTAAGTGGGGCTGAGTAGTGAGGGCGAACCTGAACACGATAACTTTCTGTATCTGTTCCATACCAGACATCAGACTTTTCTGCTGAGATAATTTCTCCCTTTAGTGTGCGAGAGTGATAAGTTTTTCCTACAAGTAGGCTTTCGATAGTGTAGACATTTGCGGACATTTATTGCCTCTTTCTTTTTGTTGATAATTCTATCCTATCATAGGGGTCTGACATTTTCGGTTAGACACGCCGTATGCGGATAGACTTTCTTTTATTTATTTTTTCTTACTATGTAAGTCTAGCCTATTACTCATAAATTATCAACCTACTAGCGAGTAATCTTAAATAGTGAGACGCTCAAGTCGTGTGATTAATCTCACAAAATTTCGGGAGTGTCGTAACCAACATCATAAATCACCCTGTGTATAACCCTGTGGATAAACCCCACGTGAAATTTTGAGCAGTTTTTATTCATGCTCAGGAATTTATTTTATTTTTTAAGTCGTTCAGTTCGCAAAGCAACTTGAAGTCTGCGAATTTCTTTTTGTTGTTCTACATTTTGTTTCCAAAATAATAACATCATTGAAAGAGATCCAGCCAAAGCAATTACAATTGCAATTAGTGTTCCGTTATCTAAAATCATTTACTCATCTCCAATTCTTTATAGCAAGCAAGAGCAAATCTGTTTGCGTCAAATCTTGGATTATCTGTTTCAAACATTAGAGAAAATTCATCCACTAAATCAGCGAACAGCATTTCTCCTTGCTCATCAAAAACAGATGTAGCAAAGTAATTGCTAAGAATTTCGGCAACCTTTACATAGTCTTTACGAGTCATCATTATTCGGCCACCTTTAGAATTGCGTAGGACCCACGAGCATTTATCTCGTCAAGTGTTTCTTTTAGCGCAGGCGCTACTAAATCTTTTAGCATTCCCTCAAGCATAGCAATTAAATCTGAGTGAGGTATCGATAAGGCATGTTGTGCCACTGGATGAGTTTCATCAAACTCTGTTACGAACTTTAGTGAGTGTTCTACTTTTACCATTTATTTTATTTCCTATTCTTTTAGTTTGCTTCGGGTGTGTTAAATAAGTTTAAGTCTTGTTCCATACCGAAATCGCATACGCAAGTTTCGACATCGAAATTATCATTATCGCCAAAAAAGATTAAACCTGTTGAGTGGCATTCCTCGCAGGGAATTGTTAAGACGGAGTTTATCATTTATAGAACCGCCTTTCCTCTAAGAACACCGCTAACGCCTAAAGCGTCACACGACATTTTTACAGATACGCCAACAGGTAATTGTGTTGGATAAGTTGAGATGAATTGAGCAACCGCACCTTTAGAGGCAAGGCTGATTTTTTTGGTAGAACCTGTAAAGGTTTCTAGTGTTATAGTGTAAGTCATTTTGACTACCTTTCGTTTGTTTGTATAATTAAGTATAACAGGGGGGGCTGACAAATTAGGCACTTATTTGCTTAGGCTCACTGTGATACTGGTCACATTTATTTGCTAAGGCTCATTGCTTATTTATCTTTATTTAATTGTTATAGTAGCAATACTAGCAGATAAAAGTCAAAAAGTCAAATCGACACGCCGTAAAATGGGAAAATATTTGTGTGACCTTAAACACATTAGTTATCCACAGCCTGTGGAAAACGCCACGTGGAAAAATCGCAGTGTTTTATTTCTGCGATCTTTTTTATTTATTCTTTTACAAATAAATAAGCGCCATAAAATAAACAAATAAAAGAAAACCAAAACAATGCGTTACCGCTTACAAAAAAGTTATTCATTAGTTTCCTCAATTTCATTTAGCAATTCCCAAAGTATTGGTTCTAACGCAATTGCGCTTTCATCTAATTTTTGTTGGAGTGTTTTCATTTTTTATTCTCCTTATAAAGAAAATCCCAAGCCTTACGGCATAACACGATAGACTTACAGTTATCGCAACAGATAACCCCGTGAGGGTTAAGGTCTAAGTCATAGACATCAACGCTTGCTGATGTTGCGCCACATACTGAGGCGAGGTTTACATAGGTACTCATTATTTTACTCCTTCGAATAATTCTTTACACTTATTAGGATTTTCCCAATAAGGCTGACCCTCATGGTAGAGGGCGGGGGCTAATACAACCTGACCGCATGGGCATAGGTTCATTAAGCCTTTAGGGTAATCGCTTACAGTAGCGAATTTAGTCCAAATACTCATTTAGACACCTTCCATCTTGTCCACATAGGTAGACGCTCAGGGTCGGTATCATCATACCAACGCTCAATGTTATTTTCACAATCTTGGCAGAAAGTAAATTGCTCATCTCCAATTTCTGAGATAGCAGATTTCATAGGGTTATGCTCTGAAAACTCTGAGCATTTTGTTATTGTTAGTGTAGTCATTTTAGACCACCTTTCTTTAGAGGATTTCTTTACCTCATTTTTTCTTGATACTGTAAGTATAGCAGGGGGGTCTGACAAATTGAGGGGTATAAATGGGATAAATCGGACATTGTGAGGTGTATCACATGAGAGGTAGGTCACATTTATCGGGGGAATTATAACAATAGCGTAACAATCCTAGTAGTATCGGTGTGTCGACTTGACAAAATGGCACGTGCGATCAGTGTGGTATAAATCACATACGACACGCCGTGTTTGGACTTGACTTTTGGGGTATTGTGTGATAGTATTCTACTATAGAAAATAAAGAAAGGAATTCAAAATGAATTCACTAACATTAGAACAAAAAATCGCTAAGGCTGCCCACATGGTAGCAAATGGTCAGGTAGTGTCCTTTAGAGGAGCCTCTGCCGATACCTACATCAAGGTTGAGCGTATGGCTAACCGCATTAAGCAGGAGCGTGAGTTCCCACAGTGCCCATGCGGACAGTGTGACTAAGCACACACCAACACACCCCCAAATAGGGCTGGTTTTGTCAGTCCCCTAGTGTAGAATACTAAGTATAAGAATCAAACAAAGGACAGTAAATGATAAAAGACGAATTAAGAGATGAAGCCGTTAAGTTAGCAAAAGAGAAGTACGGCGATAACTGGTTAGCAGGTCTATGGGGTTGCGCTGGTGTATTACTAACAGAAAAAGATTTCAAGGTTATTATTAGCGTTATGGAGAAATAAGAATGAACCCTTTTACATCATTGATTGATTGGTTAGATGAGAACGCAGACTATGCCCCTATTGGAGCATTTATAGGCTTAGGCATAGCATTAGTGTTAGCCTTTACACTAGGAGCATAAGAACTATGTTATCCGAACGAGATAGACGAAGGGCACACCTCAAAAGCGGGGGAACAATAAGTAACTACGACAGAAGCCATTACAAGAAAGAAGAACAAATGATAAAAGCAACATTAACAACAACAATGGGTACTACTAAGGGTATGGAATTCGATACTAAGGAACACCTACTAGAGTTTATTGAATTGTTTGAGTCGGCACTACCATTAGGTACGGCAGTCAACATTGATGCGCCACTAGTAGGCATCCATAGTGGGTGGATACAGGGTAAGGCACCCAAAATCTAAGCAACTAGATAGATCAAACTAGTAGTGTGTCCGTTATGGGCGCACTATTTTTTTATGTTTTTATTCTCAATACTATGTATCATACATCTGGACAAAATATTCAGATTTTAGGCTATTTGGGTTTTGGGCATGGTATAGAAAGGCTCAATGAAAGAGGTGCTATAATTATATAGAGTTCTTGTAGGAGGAATTATGTTAACTAACTATTTTGAGGCTTCAGAAAAACCTGAGTTACTAGAGACGTTTATGGCCAAACTGGTTTTAAGCATAACTGTCGAAAAAGGTTTGGATCAAAGCGCAATGTCAGCCGATGAAAGACAGGAAGTTGGCATCACTATCACTCAAGAGTGGGCAGATGGTAAAACTTTGGTAGAGATGTATGATATCTTGTTTGAAAAATTTGGCTCTGAAGAAGAACAAGCAGATTATGCAAACTGGAAACTTTCCATCTAATTTTATTTTTCAGAATCATTAGGAGATCAATATGGGAATCTTAGATAATCTAGAAAATGCCTGGGATGACGAATTCTTATTCGAATCCAAGCCTATACCAGTAACAGACAATATGGGAAGGTCAATAGAAGAGCCCAACCTGGCTGTAAAATTATTTTCAGAAACCTGTTGCACAGAATGTGGTTGCAAAAATGGATAGCGATCAACAACAACTAACTCCAGAACAAGCACAAGCAATTTTATTATTTCAGATTGAGCAGAGAATAAGGTTTGCTATTGCAAAACAAGTTGAGAATAAATTTCACGGTATGTATCATAATGCGTCACACGATATAGCACAGTTTATAAGAAATAGCGCTTAAGGATAAGCAGATCCATCAGTTTTCTCAACATCACCAAATAACTCTGGGTTTAAGATAACTGGTTTGTCGACAGTTCCTCTAACAAACGAAGTAGAAAAATACCTATAGCCATCACTTGTAACTTCTGTGGTTCCATGTGGTATATTTCCACCATGCATAACTAAAGACCTGGCTTTTGGTTTGTGAGAAAAATCCAGGGATGGATAATGTATCTCTCCACCTAGATAATCGTCATTGTAATATATAACAATCCCATAACGAATATAGTAATCAATCTCTTTATTCCAATAGTCTTTATGTACTTCCATAAAGTTTCCACTTGGGTGTCTTTGCAACGAAACGTGATCAAAGTATAAAACATCGTCAAACAAGGTTTTTACTTTGTCGCTAATTTGATAAAAGACTGGTGGAAGTTCTCCTATTTTTTGCTTTCCAAAAAAGAAACCTTTTTCGTATTCTTCGTTATAAGATTTCCACCATTCAGCCTCATCTAAGGTTTTGCAATAGTTCAAAACCTCTTCTTGCTCTTGGATACTTACAAAGTCTTCAATCTCGTAAATGTCGGGGGATAGAAGGTTAACCTTCACTGGCTAATTCCCACATACGAATATCAACAAACCCATAACGAGATAGATCAGCCAACTCCTCAGTATCTGCTTCAATAACAAGTCTTACATTTGACTCGACATCAAACCCTGGCTCGTACTCTTTTTGGGCATTTGCCAGATATGCTTCTTGAATCTTTTCTAAAATTGGTTTGTAATAAAACTTAGGCAATTACGCCACCTGCTTTTAACTTGTCATAGATGTTTGACATCATAAAGCCAAGGCTTGGCTGTGATTGCTCAATTTGAGACTTTAGCGCTGTCTCATCTAGTCCAGCCTGGAGGCCTAATGCAAGATTATCTGCATTGATGCTTTCCATCATTATGTCTACTGCTTGTTCTTTTGTCATACCCATTCCTTTTCTTGGTCGTAAGTTACAGAGTACTCCCCTGTAAATATCTCTGCATAAGAGATGATATCTCTATTATACCTTATAAGGGTTTCTTTGCCAACTTTGTCACACAGGTACTTCCTACCATTGGTTAGTTCCTGGAACTTCATCCCCTGCCCTTCTAGGGCCTTATTAAGGGTATCCAAGTAACGTTCCTTGCCATAACGTTTTGACACAAATGATTGATCAACATAATCAAACCTTGCTTGTGCATCATTCTTTCTTGCAATGTCCGAATTGTCTATTATGTACCTTGTTGCAAAATGATCCATCCGTGTAGACCAGTTTCGCATGTTGTCGCTGTATTTCTCCATGTTCTTGAGAGTTGAGTCAGCGAAAGCCATGCGTATAAGGTCTTGTTCGGAGAGATCAGCCTCTATTGCGAAACTTATCAAAAAAGCGGTTGCGAAAGGAAACTTGTCGCTATATGTCGAAACGCCAAAGTGAACATTTGGATTAAACGACTCGACAGACATATTATCTTCCAAGAGTCGCATATGGTTTCCGAGAGATACAAACTCTTGTCGATTCATATCGCAGTCGACGAACAAACATTCTTCTGGATTGATCCCGTCGGCGAGACATAAAAGATTTTTATCGTACGAACCCACTATTTTCGAACCGTTAAAACGCTCTAGTAATTTTGCGGACATAAAACCATCCATGTCAGGGGATATAATAAGATTCGTCGAATGCTCTAGTGTGTTAAGTATCTCTGTTTTCATTTTATTCAAATACTCCTGTTATAATAATATAGTTATGACAATACAAGACTGGGCTTCCTTAATCGTAGCGATACTTACAATTGTATCATCAATCGCCTTTGCAATCAAGTGGATGGTAAAACATTATCTCAGCGAACTTAAGCCCAATTCTGGATCATCGATGAAAGACCAAATGTCAAGATTAGAGTTGGCTGTTCAGGAACAAAAAATTAATTCCGAAGAATCACGAGATCGCCAAGAAAGAAAACTAGACGAATTGTATAGAATTTTGCTTGAACATATTGCTAAAAATGACAAGAAGTAATTAAAATGATACCAAAGATTATTTGGCAAACTCACGAAAACAAATATAACGATCTGTTACCATTTCAAAAAGACATTACAAACACTTGGAAAAATCTAAATCCAGGGTGGGAATATAGATATGTCGGAGCAGAAGAAAGATCTTTGGCAGTAAAAGAATATGATGAATTTTTACATAGTTATTATTTAGAGTCTGCTAAAACACACCAATCAGATATTTGGAGATTAGTTACAATTTATAATCACGGAGGATTTTATTCCGATATGGATGCTGTATGTGTTAAAGGTATAGATGAAACATTATTAAATATTTATGACGGTAAAGACCTTGTATTTTCTCCAGAGGGATTTCAACATTCAGGTATAGGATCTTCAAATTTTGGCGCAGTAAAAAATAATAAAATTATTAAAGAAATGATAGATAAAATTATTTTAGAATATAGAAATACAGACATAAAAGATATTCCAAATTTACCTTTTGCATCTTTAGAAAATAGAATTGTATCAGAAGTAGCAATGAAAAACAAGGAATTAATATTTTTTAATAATGATTATTATAGTCACGCTGCTGAATACAAAACCTTGTTTAATAGTAATTTAGATGTTGTATTTAACAAAGAAAAAATTAATTATCACACACTTTGCATTAATATGAATTGGCCTATATACTATATATAAAGATAGTTTTTAAAACTATAAAGATAGTTCTTTTTTCTTATATATTTAAAGTATACACTATCGCAATCCTGGCTAAAACAGACTTATGGTATCAAATCGGACATTCTTTATTATAACAATTTGATAACTTTAAATATCAATGTCCATTTTGTCTATTATGGTATAATTTTATTACTGGCTAATACCTTGGTTTGTCCTATACCCACCAATCAAGGTATTAGTCTTTTTTATGGTATAATCACATTATGACTATGCATGGACCAGAGGTTTTTGGAGCAGATCCAGCCAGAATTAAATGGCAAATTGTTAGAGGCGACACCTCCCCACTTCGTGTTGAATTTTTAGATGATGATGAAACCACATATTTTGATACCTCTGATTGGACGTATGAGGCTACTTCTTATGATCCTCAATCTGATGCTCTTGATTCCCTGGAAATTACACCTGGAGCAGGATATGTAGACATTATGGCACCAGCATCAATTACAGAACTATGGGGTACTGGCTATAAAACAATAGTAACAGAACTAACCTTTGATCTACAGGTTACAATTGACTCAGACACAATCTGGACTCCTCTGATTGGAACCATCTCAGTAATTGGCGATGTTACAGGTAGCCTATAATGGCAGTAGTAAAAATTACAACCCCTAGACCTGAGTTACCATCAGTGGTTAGAATTAAAAACAAAACTTTTAAAGTAAATAAATAATCCCGTGAGATAATGTCCTTATGGCTGCTTCTAAATCTATGGACTTCCCTGGTGCAAAAAAATCTTCTTATGCTGCTCAAGTAGAGCAAAGTCAAATCTCTACATATCAAGAAAATACTCTTTCATTTCTACCAGTTCCTGGACCACAAGGTCCTCAAGGACCAGCAGGAAGAGATGGTAAAGATGGATTGCCAGGTCCTATAGGTCCAGAAGGACAAAAGGGGCAAAAGGGAGAAAAGGGAGCAACTGGACAAAACGGGTTAAGTTCTTTATCTTCTTCAGGACAACAGGCTGGTTGGGCCTCATATGAAAACACTATTGACAAACCAATAAAACTTGGAATCTCTCAAGGCGATGATGGGTGGGTGACATTGTCATTAGACACAAAAGAAAAAACTCAGAATGAGACATACCTTCCAAAAGGATGTACCAGTCTTTGGAACAGCCACCAGCGAGCCCTAAACTTTCATGGTATCAAAGAAGGATCCCAAGTATTTGTAACATATAACTTTGAACTAACGACATATACCGCTAATACAGAAGTTTGGCTAAGGACATATTTTGCAAGCAAAGACAAAGAGTTTGTCCAGTTGGTTGGGTCTTTTAAATATCAAAACGTTTATAACTTATCAGCAACACAGCAAATATTTATTGAAGATCAAGCCATGTGGGGCAATGGAGCAGTGCCTCAAATCAGAACAGACTTTGACTCATCCGTAATCCTCAATTCTGTCTACGTCAGCGTGGTATAATAAAACCATGGCATTTCCAGCGACCTATGACTTTAATTATTATAAGGGTGATACCTTTGAGTTTCGTATCTACCCGAAAAAGGACGACGGAACATCTCACCTTTTAGGTGCTTTTACAGTGCCAACAAATTTTGCAAATAGTCCAGACTATGCTTTGGACGTTTCAGCCCCATATGATAGCGCTCAGTTTACAATATCTACCGTTCGTGGATCTGCAGGAACCCCAATTAAATGTTTTGCTAAAATATCAGATGACGGAACATTTGTTCAGTGTGCAATTAGACCGTCTGACTCAGTAGAACTAAATGCTGGAACAGAGTATGTCTATGACGTTGAGGTAAGGGCAGCAGAAGGAAATTACGAAAATCCTTTTTATGAAAAAGTATACACGCTGATGACAGGCAAGATAACTATTACAGACCAAGTTACTGGAGCAAATCCAAATAACCGTCCAACACTTTCAAACTATAATATTAGAGGAGTCACAAAACCAGTTAAAGGAGCAACACCAGTTTCATCAGTATTTGAAACAGCAGAACATTCAGGAACAGTCTCCTGGTTTGAATCTAATGGAACAACTCCTTTGGTTGGAAATTTTGTTGCTTCAACAGTGTATCTTGCAAAAATTACAGTAAGTGCAAAGCAGCCATATTCTCTTATTGGAACTCCAGCAAATAAGTTTACAGTAGAACACGCAACACTTGTTACAAATCCAATTGACTCAGGAATAGTTACTGCAGTATTCCCTGCAACAGGTGCTTAATAATGGCAGACATACTATTATCAAATGATGATATGGCGGTCTTTGGTGGGCCAGCAGAAATAAAACTTGATTTAGATTTTGGACCACCAGGTGACCGTGGAAGTATTATTGTTGGCGTTCAGGGAGATCCAAGAAACGCTAGTGTAGCAAATTTAATTGCTCAAGATGTTCAAGCATTAGACCTTGCTGTTGATTATAGTCCAAGTTCAGATACATACAGAACAGTTTTTCAATATATCTCCACTCCATCAGGTACTCCTCAGTGGACTCCTCTTGTTAGTTTAAAAACAGATTTTTACTCAGATATAAAAGGTCCTTTTAGTCCAGTAAATGGAAAGATAACAATTCCACCAATCAATGTTACAGATATCTATGCTTTATCAGATGGGACTGTGAGTTCTTCCAGATTCAGCATTCAGTACTCAATATCTTCGTCAGAAACATCTGGACCACTAGCAACAAACCTTATAGTAAAAGACTTAATAACAACACAGGGATTCTTAGCACTACCACTTGAAATAAAGGGAGTAGAATATGTAGATGGAGTCTGGTCAGATATGACTGGGCCTAAACTTGTCCACCTATTTATTACGGTGGTATAATGAAAAAGGGTGATCTATAGTGGCAGCAGAAAATATTGACAATACCGTTAATGGTACTGGACTATTTAATGCCAAAATCCCAGGTCTTGGAGATGCAGCCGATATTCAGGCAGCGCTCAGACTATATCACTATGGATCCTATACTTATGATGGCGCAAATACAACACCATCAAACCTTGTATCCCCTTCAATAGCAAAACACCTTCAAAACCTTGTAGATGCCGACGCAGCAGAAATAGTAAATAGAGATGCAGCCATCGCAGCACACAATGCAGCCACAATAAATGTTCACGGAATAGCAAACACAGCCCTTCTTGCAACAAAAGCATATGTTGATTCTGGAATAGATAACTCTACCGTAAATCAGTCAACGCTTGCAGGAGTTGGAATTGACTGGAACTCAGGAACATTCCAATTTGATCTTGAGCCAAGCATTTCAAATACCTCAACAGTTATTACAAAAAATTCTAGTTTTACATTAGAGTTGGCAGATGTTAGCAAGACTATTCTTTTGTCAACATCTTCACCAATGAATTTAACTATCCCGCTAAATTCTTCAGTTGCAATTCCAGTTGGATATCAATATCATTTTATTGAATTTGGTTCAGAAAAAACAACTTTTGTTCCAGCATCTGGTGTGACTATTAATAGTAAAAATTCACAATTATTCTTAGATGGAAGATATAGCAAGGGAACTTTAATAAAAGTTGCAACAGATAGTTGGGTTTTGTATGGAGATATATATGAAGGTGTTGCTGTAGCAACTACTACAACCGCAGCACCGACAACCACTACAACTACTACAGCAGCGCCAGCCACTACAACTACTACAGCAGCGCCAGGAACTACATCTTCAACACCAGCACCAGCCACTACAACTACTACAACAACAGTCGCACCAGGAACTACATCTTCAACACCAGCAACAACTACAACCACGACTGCAGCAACAACAACTACAACTACGACTGTAGCGCCAGTAATTACACCAACAATTAGTTCTTTCTCTGCTCAGTGTGAAAACCCTGACGTAGGAGGATGTACCGATACACAAACACAACAGGCTATCTGGACAATATTTAACTATTCAAATGCATCATCTTATCAAATAACTGCGTCTCCTTCAACTGCTAATGGAAGCACTTATACAAGTAATGCTAACTCAGATACTGACGCATACCTTGGAATGGCAAACAAGGGAACAACTTATACTTTAACATTAACTGTTTATGCTTCTGACAATCAACAAGGAGCATCTGCTTCTTCAACAATAAGTTACACTGTTCCTTCAGGTGTCACTACAAGTACAACCACGACTACAACAACAACTGCTGCACCAACAAGTGGATATTTTGCCTCATTCTGTTCTAATGGAATTGCAATGACAGACGGAGGATCTCAGTATACATCCGTTGGAGCACTTGAAGCATGGATAAATGGTAATTATGAAAATGTAAGTAATGTTACTTACCAGCAAGGATCTGCTCCTGCACTACCAACTGGATGTGCTGGAACAACTACAACCACTACAACTACTCCAGCACCAACAGGAACAACTTATTATGCTTGCTGTACTAATGGAGCAGGAGTCAGTGGAACTTACGCTAACAGTAGTGCTGCAGTAACAGGTCTAAACGCTGCATGTGATGCAGATGAGCCAGGAATAGGAAATACTACACAGGGTGGGGTTTCTACAACACCAACTGGATGTAATCCTACTACAACTACTACAACAACAGTCGCACCAGGAACTACATCTTCAACACCAGCAACAACTACAACCACGACCGCAGCAACAACAACTACAACTACCGTAGCACCAGTAACATCAGGAGTCTGGTACACATATTGTGGCAGCGTAAGCGCAGGTTATAGTCCTGGAACAGTTGTCGGACCACTGTTTGAAGCAGGAACAACGTGTAGTGCGATATTTAATGAAATGACATCTATGGGAGAAATTGGTTCAGGATGGAACTGTGCAGCAGGAACATCAAATACACCTTCTGTTTCACCAGCAAGTTGTGGAGTAACTACTGCAACAACTACTACGACTGCAGCACCAACAACTACAACAACAACGACAGCAGCAACTACGACTGCAGCATCAACTTCGCCAGCACCAACAACTACTACGACCCCAGCACCAACAACTACAACAACTACGACAGCAGCAACTGGATGGTTTGCTTCATTCTGTACAAACGGAGTTGCAATATCAGACGGAGGATCTTCCTTTACAACTCAATCATCACTTGCTAATTGGATAAGTGGAAATTATGATGGCGTAAGCAATATTACTTATCAACAAGGGTCTGCACCAGCATTGCCAAATTGTACAACTACAACTGCAGCACCTCCATTCTTCCCATATTTTGCTCCTGCAACAACTACGACTGCAGCAACTACGACCCCAGCACCAACCACAACAACGACTGCAGCAACTACGACCCCAGCACCAACCACAACAACGACTGCAGCAACTACAACTGCAGCACCAACAACTACTACGACCGCAGCAACTACAACCGCAGCCACAACTGCAGCAACCACAACTGCAGCCACAACTGCAGCAACCACAACTGCAGCACCAACATCTGGGGTAACCTGTACATCGTTTGACGTATCTATTGGATGTTGTGCTTCTACTGGATGTAGTACTGGCTGTGGAAGCGGAGCAAGTTGTTCAAACCCACCATTTGATAGGTGTTTCGGAGGAGGATACAATTGTTAACAGATATAGATATACAGTTTGTTAGAGGAAACGACGGTATAAATGGAGTACCGTTAGTTTGGGTAATTGATGGACAATGCATATATGATATACCAACATGGAACGAATATAAAGAAATGTTTATGTCTAGCAATACAGTAATTGATGTATCTCAAAGTTATCCAAATCATGACGGGATAACAGTTAGATTTATTAAAGATGGATCAATGATCAATGAATTACAAACTTCTGAATATTTTGGAAGCGTCTTATTAAGCAATCCATTAGTTCTTGATTTAAGAGACTACCCATATGGAAGATATGTTCAATCTCCAAATGCCACTTTTGACGGAGAAAAATTTACTATAACGAATAGAGACATGGCAGATTTAATTCCTTGGGCTCCAACACAGCCACAATACACTGAGTGATATCGTGTATAATAGAATAACAACTATTTAGGGAGAACAAATGTCAAAGTCAGCATGGGAAAAATATAAAGAAAAAAATGGAGTAACTCCATTAGACTTACTAAACCCAATGACAAAACATGCTGCCGATGATTTAGCAGCATCAAGAATGTCAATATGTAGAGCATGCCCAGAGTTAATTTCTTTAACCTCTCAATGCAAAAAGTGTGGATGCATTATGTCTATAAAAACTAAACTTGAAGCAGCCAAGTGTCCAATAGGTAAGTGGTAATATGAAATATCAATACAAAATATCAATGGCACAAATTGACCCCAATGGTCTTTGTAATGTAGGCTGTTGGTTTTGTCCAGTAAGATATGCAGAAAATCCTTTGGCACAAAGAACAAATATGCCAATTGAAACCTTTGAAAGCATTATTAATCAACTTGTTGCAGGTAAAGGCACGTTTGTTTCTGATAATTTTGATTTTATATATACGGCACACTACAACGAAGTTCTTCTTTATAAGTACTTTCCAGAAATGCTAGAGGTTTTAAGAAAAAACAAGATAAGAACCATTGTGTTAACTAATGGAACGCCACTAACTAAAGCAAGAACTGACCTTATTAGAGAATATCAAGATGTTGTTCATGGTATTTGTTTTAATATTCCTGCATCAGATCCAGAAGAATGGGCAAAAGCAACAGGAAAACCCGTAAAAATGTTTGATAAATTAATAGAGCAGGTGACATATGCGGTAGAGCAGTTGCCAGATATGGTAACAAGCAAAGCCATGTCAATACAAGTAAACGGTATTAATAAAAATTCTCTTGTAGAGTATGGTGGTTGGATTCAACAGTTAAAAAATGCTCCAGAAATGGACATAGATCTTGAAACTGGATTACTTGCAAGAATGACAAATGGTTGGAGAGAAAAGTTTCCTGGACTACAAGTATACGAAATGCCATACCTTGTAGATAGAAATGGTCACTTAGATACTCATCAAATTATTACAAATAAGGCTGCTATTGAGAGCAAAGAGAAAAAAGGCAAGGAAAGAGTAGTTGGTTGTGGTAACGGAAGAGAAGTAGGTGGCAGACCAAATGGATGGCTACACGTTGCTGCTAATGGAGACACCTTTATTTGTTGTAATGACTACGATTTTGAAACGGTATTTGGAAATATAAACGATAAGCCAATTAGCGATATATGGATGAGCATTGAGCATAAGTTAATGACAGTTAAGTCATTTGAAAACTTCTGCAGAACATGCGTTCATGCGATTTGGGGTGACTAATGGCCAGCATATTTGTTCAGATAGCAGCATATAGAGATTTAGAGGTAACCCCTACAATTCTAGATGCAATAAAGCAGTCATCTGGGAACCACACAATTAATTTTGGTGTTCACACAGTTTATGTAGATGAATCAGAGATTAATGTTCCTGATTTGCCTAATGTTAAGCATGCTGAAAGCAAGGCTCCAGAAAATATTGGTTTGGGAATCGGAAGAGCCCTTGCTCATCAATTTTATGATGGCGAAGATTATTATCTTCAATGCGACTCACATTCTAGATTTATTAGTGGTTGGGACGAAGTTGCCATAAACTCGGTTTTAAATTATCAAATTCAGGGAATTCACAAACCACTTCTTACAATGTACCCAGCAAATTACTGGTATCCATCTGCAACCGCTAAGTTTGTAGAAAAAGATTTTCTACCACCTGGCCACTTATCTAATATCTCATTTCATGAAAAGCCAGATCAGTTTAGGCTAACAAGAATTCCACAACAAACAGCAATGCCGATCCTCGATGGAAATAGATTTGTAAAGTCAGTATCTGGAGGATCAATATTTACTGTTAAAGGATTTTTACCTTTCAACACAGACATTGCATTTTACGGAGAAGAAATATGGTTGGCAGCAAGGGCCTACACGCATGGGTATGACATATTAGTTCCTGATGAGCAGTATATGTATCATCTTTACTATAATCACAACATTGCAGGTGAAATAAATAAGAGAAAGATTCTTTGGACAGACTACCCTGATGAATTTAACCGTTTAGATTTAGTATCTAAACAATTAATCTATAAAACTTTAACAGAAGGAACAGTTGGAGATATGTTGCTTGGAAATGAAAGAACTCTTCTAGAATATGGAACATTTGCTGGGCTTGATTTTATAAATGGTGAAATAGTTGAAAACTGCTAGCGTAGTTTTGACTGGATCATTTGGTTATGTTGGATCAGCAACAAAAGAACTTTTAATAAAAAATGGATATAACGTTATAGAGTTTGATAAAAAAAATAACAATGACACAAGAAACATATTTAAACTATTTTGTTTGTCTTTAAAAAAACCAAAAGCAATAATTCACCTGTCTGCTAAAAAATCAATTACAGAGTCTGTAAAAAACCCTATTCTTTATTATTTAAACAATATAGGATCTACCTTGTCTGTTGCTTTAGTTTCTAAGGTTTTAAATATACCAGTTATATTTGCATCCTCTGCAGCAATATATAATCCATACAACCCATATGCCAAATCAAAACTTTTAGAAGAAAAAATATTAAAAATTTTATGTAAAAAACTTGTTATTTTAAGATATTTTAACATTGTTGGAAAATCTGACAAAATAAAGGATGAGCAAGGTGGAAACATATTTTCAATAATTAGTAAAAATCCAAATATAAACATTAATAGCGTTTCTTCAACAAGAGACTATGTCCATATTTTAGATATAGCAAAAGCCAATGTACTATCTATTGAGTATCTTAAGGATAACGACTTTTTGCTTACAGATATTTTTACTGGAAACCAGTTTACTATGATTGATCTGGTAAACGAGTATAAGGCTAATGGTGTTACTATTACTTATACCGTTTTAAATTTGCCAGACCTAACAGTTCTATCAGAAATAGATAACAGAGATCTTCTTGGCTGGTTCCCTTCTTACACTTTCTCAGATGGGGTTAAGTCAGAAGTTAATTTTAGATAATAAAATACCCCCAAGGATTTCTCCAAGGGGGTATATTATTTTATAGATTATTTAGGAAATTTATTCATCCACATTCTGGTCTTTGGAGTAATGCCCTTCCAAGAAGACCAATCTTCTCCACCATTTGTCATGTAGTATGCAATCTCTGCATTCTTGACGGGGTTGAAGAGTTCGGCATTAGAGTCAAGATCAAACTTAGTCCTACGATCAGGACCAAGGGTATCAATCATATTGATTTGGAACATTCCATAAGATGAATCACCAGTCTTGTGGTTGCCATTAAAAGCCAGTGGTCGCCCATTAGACTCCTTTTTAGCAACTGCCCAAGCAACTACAAGGTCTTTACCCTTGAATCCTACTAGCGAAAGCAGTTCCTTTAGTTCTAAATCAGTCAGAGAAACCTTGTTCTCAAAACTCTCTAGTTTTTTTGCTTTAGAAACCAAAAAAACCTCTTTCGAGGCGGTTTCCGATGTCTGAGCCTGTTCTATGCTCAAGTTGTTTTTAGTATCAAGACCCGAATCAGCATTGGCTCCGTTCGACAAAACAGTTACTAATGCTACGATACTGAGTGTGCTAATGATCTCTTTGTTTCTTTCGATAAATTTAATCATAGTTTCCTCCTTAGAAAACAATAACACCTTGGTAGGTGTTACTACCTAGTATAACACAAAAATTTATCAAAAGTCAACTTTAGAGGGTGGTATAATAAAGATTATGCCACAGACATCCTCAGCATCTAATTATCCTACTATGACGTACCCTATTGCGTCAGATCCTGTTAATGTACACGGAGACTTTAAAGTACTGGTTGATGCTTTAAATAATATACTGCCATCTTTAGGAATGACAAGTGTTTCATCTCCCGTAAGAAATGTAAGTTCATCTATTTCTATTTTAACAGGAAAGCCAGTATTTATTTCGGGGGTAACGACTTATGAAGGAAAAGCAATTCCAACTGTAGAATTATACAACCCATCAAGTCCTACTCATAACCCAGATGTCCCAATTCTTGGATTAATGCAATCGGACACACTGCCTTCTACAAACGGAGTTGTTGTTGTTTCTGGAATTATACAAATGAACACAACAGATTTAGGTACTTCTGGAACAAAAATTTATGTAGATCAAAACGGAGCCTTGGTAAGTGGTCGTCCATCAACTGGCCCAGCAAGATATGTTGGAGTGGTTGCAGTTCAAGCAATTAAATCACTTGGTGGAATGATTATAGTTCAAACAAAAGGAAACGGTACTTGGGGTGCACTCAAGGACGGTTTGTCGTGATATAATAACATTATGGCAACTTTAAGAGGATCTCAATCATTATACAATGTAGGCAATCCGCCTCCAACTGTTGTCTGGACTGTAGTTCGTGGAGATACTTCTGGGTTTAAGGTTTATGTTACAGATGATGCAAAGGTCCCGTTAATTTTAAAGGGTGTTGGATCTGAGTGGGACATTGCCATGAAGATTAAAAGACCAACCCTTGCATCAGACAAAGGAGTCATCACTGATAATGCAACTACAATAATGGCTTTGCATCCAGTTGCAGATGAAGATGACCTTGTTGGAGAGTTTACAGTTTGGCTTACAGCAGAAGAATCCAATGTCTTGCAGACAGGAGACATCTTTGATATTCAGGTTAGCGACCCAACAAGAGTCTGGACAGTTTGCCAGGGTAGCATGGTTATCCTTGAAGATGTAACAGATTAATGGCCACGGCATTAATACTTGATGAACTTAATGGTAAAACCAAAAAAATTTTTTCTATTGATTATCCTGTAGTTCAAGTAGAAGAAATAACAAGAAACACCGTAATCACAGACATACTTCCTTTTAGAGTTAAGTTTTCAGCCATTCAAATTGTGGCTATTGGTTTGGGCAATACCCCAGCAATTCCACTACAGGTTATTGGATATAGCAACTACATCCTCTAATAGTCTTATTAAACAGGTGATATAATATCGATATGGCTAAAGTATCAATTCCATCAGTTAAGACTCTATTTCAAACAGGAGATAGACCTACTCAAGAAAATTATGAAGATTTAATTGACACCGCATCAGCCCAAGCAACAGATTTGGGTTCTGCTGGTAACAATGAAAATACAATCACTGGTATTGAGAACGTAACTGTTGTTGATAACTTTGACGCTACAGTTTGGCGTATGGTCAAGTATATTGTTTCAATATCAAAGACCTCTGCAGGGGACAATAAGTTCTATGCAACCGAACTAACAATTCTCGTTGACGGTACAAATGTAAGTGTCAGCGAATACGGAACAATCGACAATGATGGGAATATTGGCACCAT